TCTAGTAAATCTTTTTCTGCTTGTGTTTGCTTATGTATGCTTTCAGCCACTAAATCATTATTATTAGCCATAGCAATCATCGCCCTATTGCTGACTTGCTCAACTGTTGCTATGTCCTTAATTAATTTATCCAATGTTTCAATAATTTTCTGAAACACCGAATAAGTGTCCTCTCCTGTGTCATTGGTAACTTCAAATGCTCTTGTTAAATCATAAACTTTCTGTTTCGTTATTTCTATTTGTTCTGTAAATTTTATATTTTCATCTTCTAACTTCTTTATTGTTTTTGCAGTTTCTCCTGTAACATCATCCATTATTAATAAATTGTTTTTAAGGGCTTCTATCTGTTCATTATTTCCTTCAATTCTATTTTCCCATTGTGTCATTGAATGTTCAAGCTGATTAATTCCATTATCAAACAACCCTGTCCATTTAATCATATCTTTTATTTTGTTCATAAACCTTTCTATGGCGAAAATGGCGTTAGCCAACATTTTAACCATAATGGAAATTGCTTGTAATAATTTTGTGACGATGACTTCTGAAAAGTTTTGCACCCCACCTTGATTCTTAATGTAACCATCGAACATTTTTCCAAGACCGTCTGTAATGCGTTGAAAAGCTGGTGCTAGACCTACTGTAATATTATCAATTAATCCTTTCATTCTCATTTTCATTCTTGCCATAGAATCATTCGCATCCTCGACACGCTTGACCATTTCAGAAGATAATGTCAGACCAAATCGTTCAGCTTCCTCTCTTATTTTTCTTAATCCACCAGCACCACCTTCGATAGCAGTCAGCAATTCAATGTTTCTTCCACCGAATAACTTATAGGCGATGGCAGTCTTGTCTGTTCCGTCTTTCAGTTGTGACAAGGCATCGGCAACCAACTCAAACTGTGAAAACAGATCGCCATTGGTTGATTTCAAGTCGTCTGCTGTTATTCCCAGTTGTTCAAAGGCTTCCTTTGCAACACCTGTACCCTTGACAAGATAATCGTTAATGCCGACTGCAAGTGTTCTCGCACCTTTGGCAAACGCCTCTAGCGATGTGCCACCTAGTTCCGATGCAAGTCGAAAAGCACCCAAGTCTTCTGTTGAAATGAAAATTTGTCTTGATAGTTTTCCAAGATTGTCAATTGATTTAAGAGAAGCCCTGACCAACAAGCCTAGACCAGCGATACCAGCCAGACCGACCAATGCAGTTTTCATATTGAACACTGCCTTCCCCACTTTTTTAAGACTGCTTCCTAATGCGTTAAAGACCCTTTTTGTTCTGTCTTTTGCAGTAATGTCATAATGTAATTTATTAGCCATTTTTCAGTTTTGAATCCTTATTCTTTTTGTTAAAATATGCAATCCACAGATTAAACTCTGCTTCAGTCATTTTCAAGGTCTGCTCGACTGTTTGATGTAGATGCTCGGACAAAAAGCAAATGGCTTCAAGTTCCTTGTCCTCGTTTAGTTTTTTTTTAGTTCGTCTGGCTGTGGTGTAACGGATATTTTTGATGCGACATCGGAAAGTACATCAGGGTCAACCTTGAACAAGAAGTCATCCTTGTCCTCTGGCGAAAACAATCTATTGCCATCGGCATCCCTCGCTTTCATAATGAGAAGGTCGGCTAACGCACCCACATCATCTTGCTTCATCAACCTGAACAACTTTCGCTTTTCAGCCAAGTTCATAGGCGTATAAAATATTTCTAATGGTTTGCCCTTGTCATCTTGCCATTCAGGAACAGTGATTTTTTTAGTTGTTTGCGTTGAAAAATGTTCAGTGGCAAAACTAATCGCCCTCTCTTTTTTACTCATCCAAACAATATAATATTAAAATTGTTAAAAAACAACAAATATTAAACTGTGCCTCTAGTTAATGCACCTGTCATTGTTGCGTTGAAACTAGCTTCAATAATACCATCAGTCGGAATAGAAATAGAATTACTACCAATCAGCCAAGTGCCTGAAAAATAGTAATCGCCTGAATCAGAGCCTTCTGGATAAAGATTTAACACTACTTCTGAACCCTCGATAATAGCGATTTGTCCATTCGTATCAGTTTCATCCCACCAGCAATCTACAGTTGCAGTAGCACCCTTTTTACCAACTTGATAACTTCTTGAAGTATCGGTCAATGTGGTATCTTCTATTATTTCAGCAGTAGTGTCCAAAGAGAAACTTCTTACTTCTGCTATAATATTAGACCCAACTTTAACTTGACCAGAAACGCCTGTATGATTAGCCATTTTTACTCCTTATCTTTTTTTTTTGGGTTTAGTTTAATTACTTTTGGATTATCAACTTTTGATGTATGTGTGTAGCCCATCTTCAAATAATATTCTTCCATTTCCTTTGTCACCTTTATGGTATCATCGGATTTTGGAAACTTTAAAATAATTGTTCCTTCACTCATAAGTTTATACTCCTGTTTGAACAGCATTTTCAACTGTTGCATATTCTATAACATAAGTGAATATGGCTAGTCCAACCTTTGAAGTTGCTTCTTCAAACTCTATTTCTGTGGAAACTAACCTTGTATCTTTTGCGTGTCCACCCCTAGTGACATCCGTAACCATCGCTTCTTCCACTTCCTCTGCTATCGTGTCTATGGTGTCGTCAATATTGGAAGTTCCCTTGATGTGGGCTTCTATTATAACTTGCAACTGCCTAAACTGTGTTCTTGGTGTCTTTAGTGAAAATTCTATTACTTCCTCATCCTTTGTATAGATCAGCAAGGCTGGAAGTGCTGAAAAGTTAATTGGAAAAGTCCTACTTTCAAAAACGGAAGTTCCTGTTGTTGATAACCCTGTCAAGGCTGTTCCGATGTTTTCCCTAATTGTTTTTCTTATGTGTGCCATCTAATTTTACCTTGTATTCGTATATTCCATCATTTTTAAAACATTTAGCATATTTTTTTTCTCTTTTCTTCCCATTCTCTAATCCATCATAATAAATTGAATCAAATTCCCATTTGTCATTTGAATTTTTATACCTTTTCTCAACAACAACCATTAAGTTTCTAAAGTCAGGACAGTCATACCATTATTATCTGGCTCAACCTTCCTAACCGTATAGGTCACGCTGTCCGTTACAAGTGAATCACCAAAACTAGCACTAGAAACATCAGAAGTACGGCAAGTAAAAGTAGTGGTAGAATAAACGACACCAACCTCGCCACCAGATTCAATATCATCTGACTCCTTATCCAAAAGACCATTAATCGTACTACTAGACCCACCTGTCGGTGTGTATGTCGCTTCTTGTCCATAATCATTTGTGTTTAAGTATATGCTTCTTATTGTGTCTGTTTCCACTGCCATTTTTTTTATCCTCAATAATTTCTATCACATTTGGCGTTGGTATTACAGTAATGTCACCATAATTATCAACTTCGCCCTTGTCGTCAAATGTAACAGAAGCAAACAGTATAGTAGTCTTTTTATTTTTGGAAAACAAGTAGCCACGATTCTTACAATCAGAGGGCTTTAATTTTGACATTTGTTCCTTGTCAAGCCATTCAGAATGACTGACGGTATCAATCCATTTAACTTCTATTTTTGGATAATCTATAACCATAAAGACCTAGTTTTATACCAACTAACTCTTTGCAGTTAGCTTTTGTCAGCGAGTAAATCTTTTTTTTTGTTTTGTTAAAGGCTCTGATTTAGCTTCTGGCTTTACTTCCATTGCTTTTTTCATACCAACCAATAAAATTCCTGTTTCTTGGTCGGTATCAACAACATTTCCATTTTCATAAGCAACGCCCTTGACAACAGTTCCCCTTATAATTTTTATTTTCATAATTAACCTTTTATATAAAAGAAAAGGCGTGGTCAATGCCACGCCTAATCTTGTAAATGTGTTAATAATTACGCATTATTATCTTGAATTGCAGCAAAACTTTCTGCGTGTCGAACAGCAACATCAACATCATATAATCCTATAATCCTAGTTCCACCTTTAGAACTATTAGTGTAGGGGTCTACATTGATGTCGAGATTCCCCCATTCTCCAACAATCAGGTCATTAAAATTCCCAAATGTTAAAGCAGAGCAATCCCCACTTGATGACCCTTTTGTAAGAGTATCAGGAGAGTTTGTTGTTGAAAAGACATTGTAGCCCAAAAGTTTGTTTTGATCGTTCATAATCATTACAGAATCAGAAGAACCAACTTTAGCCGTAGCCATTAAACGAGAAACTGCAAGTGGTGAAGTAACCCAAGCCAACGCACCTATGTCTGCGTTGTCAGTAGCAACTTCTTTCCAAGTTTCAACAGCTTTCGCCCAAGTAAACGCACCACCGTTCGTATCAATAGCAACAGAACCAATACCTGATGTATTTAAAATACCAGTTGGCTTGTTACTAGACCCAGAGCCTTGAATGGCTTGTTTGTCCACTTCATTAGAAAGCGACTTAATTATGTCATTTCTAACTATGGTTTCAATCGCTGGGGTTGATTGGTGTATCAAGTGTCTGGAAATATCAGTAAAAGTTCCAAGTGTCTTCGGAGACATCGTAACATTTCGATATGTTGTATTGACTTCCGTTACAGCAGCATTTTCAGCAACCCAAGATGCAGAATTAACTGCAAGTTGTGC